AAGTTGGTCGCGTCTACCTCAGTCATCGCGCCCACAGTGGTTGCACCAGCTTGCCACGCGGCGCCTGTCCAGTACATGGCGTTGCCGACTGCCTGGATGGTGAGGGTCACGGTCAGACCCGTGTTCGCCTCTCCAAGATCGACTACAAAACGGAGCAAGTCCCAAGACTGCAGCCCCTTGACTCCACTCGACATCCAGGACTCCTACGTGATTGCGATGTTCGAAGCGCGCACCCGGATCAGTTCGCCGTCGCCCACCGTAACGTTCGCAGTGGGGTTCGTGAACTCGATATCCTGGACGCCTGGGATCGATTGCGCTGCGAATATCAGCTCGCTCCAGATGACGTCTTGGCCGATCCCTAGCCCGTTGACGTATCGAATGAGAGCGCTCTTCACCTTGTCTTTGAGGGTCGACAGCTCGCCCTGATAGGTTGTGTCCGCTGCGATCACGGCTGTGATAACGAGCTGCGTCGTCGCCGGAGCCAGGACGAACACCTGGATGCCGTCCGCTCCATACCCGGGGTAGTTCGCGCGATCGGTCGGATCGCCGTAGATGACCTTCTGAACTTCCTCGATCAGCCCGACGTACCACGTGTATTCCCCAGTCACGGTGTCGAGCGCGGTCAGCCCACTCGGGTACAGCGTCTCATCGAGGATGACGAGCCCGCTGGTCGGGTCGAGTCGGTAGTCGACGTCTCGAACGATCGCCGCGGCGTTGATTTCCAAAGAGATCGTGTAACCCTCGTGCACCGGGACTTCGCCCAGAGAGAACCGCTTCTCGCCGCCTGCAGCCGACGCTACGACGGTCTCCGGAGTGCCCGAGTTGTCCTCGATCCGCTCCACCGTGCCGAACCCGTCGTCGATGTACAGTTCGACCTCTCCGGGACGAATCCCCGGAAAGGTCACTGACTGTGCCGTGACGACGCTACCGAACCCGTCGACCGCGACATTGAGCGCGGCGCCCACAAGGGCATCTTCCGTGCCCCTCGCGAGGGTCCGGTAATAGGTGCGCAGCCGGTCTCGAAGGTGCGCGTCGCTCTCCTCGTCCTGGCCTCCGGACGCCGCGGTGTTGTTGTAGACGGTCTCGACCCCCGGAATCCCATCAAGCTGGTCGGCGGTATTGACGTCGGCGTTGCCGGCCTCTCCGGCCTCCAGCGCCTGTGCAGGGATCGTAGCAGACGTCGATGACAGGTCAGGGATCGTGCCCGCCGATGTCGTCTGGAAGGCAGGCCCGCCCTCGGGCACCCGAAAGATGGTACCGATCGGGATAGACACCGCTCCGCTCGTCCCAGCGCGCCCGAACACTGCGGTGGTCAGCGCCTTGGCCTCGCCTTCACGAACGATGATGCCTCCAGGGATGTCTTCGGCTCGGAGATCGAGTTCATCTCCCGTAGCGGTGTCGATGTCCCAAACCTCCATGAGGTTCGTCATTTCGAAGTAAGTACCGTCGATTTCGCGCGCAATGGCGGACAGCACGCTGTGTACTCCGCCACCTTCGATCACATCTGTCAGTTCACTCCGAGCGACGACGCGGTTGATCATGCGCTGCAAGATGTCCTGAAACTGCTTCGGTTGGAAGCCCATTACCGCTCCTACACGACGACCGCGCGGATACCGCGAGCCTCGGTTTCGCCGATTGGCACTACGTCGACATTGATGTCGACCTGATCGGGGTGACCATCTGGTACCACGATCCGCACGTTCTTGACCAGCCGCACTCGCGGGTCGGCGAGCATCGTCTCGCGCACCTGTACCTTGATGATTTCGACTGCGCCCTGCGTGATCTTGAGACCGATGGTGCGACGCAAGCCGTAATCCGGTACCAATGGCATTGAGCCTCTCTCGGTCCACATCCGCATCTGAAGCGCCTGGCTCAGGTTGTCAATGCCATCGATCATCTGATAGTCGGTGAGGGTGCTTCGATCGATCGCGAATGACACCCGCGGCTGGCCAGGGAGGCTCCTTCCGGTCTCGACCCACCGCAAGTCCTTCAGATAGATGGACTCGTCTTCCTGGTCGACCTTGTCGCTCCCTGCGGCGGAAATCACGGGGACCCGAATCTTGGTGCCAGGCTGCGCCGTGCTGGGCATGGCCGCCTTCGAGATGAAAGGGGCCTTGAGACCGTTAACGATCGCGATGTCGTACCACAACGACCCGTCGCCGAGCTTGTTGGCCGCGATCGACTGCAGCGTGTCCTGCGAGCGCACCACGTAGTCGATGAACGAACCATACCGCGCGTACACCCGTTGCAACGGGGTAGCTCCGGCTGCGACCAGCGCCGCCGTCGACTTCGTCAGCGCCTGTGAGCCGAAGCGCCCGACCGAGGTAGCCGGATCGCCATCCGCAGCAGCGGTCAGCTCAGCTTGCGACGCGTTCCCGATATTGCCGGCCTCCGCGGTCGACATGCGCCCAGCGACCGTCGAGTACGTGTCCCCAAACGCATCCCGTTGGGCTGCGATGGTGTGGAGCCCATCGAGCGCCATCTGGTAGTTCTGGCGCACCTCGTTGGGGATGTCCGCAGCGTTCTCCATCAGCCCCATAGCGCTTTCGAGGATCGTAGCCGTGCTTGTGATGAAGGTACGTCCGATCGATAGCGTGTCTGTCACCCCGTCAACGAAGCTGTTCGCACTGTTGATGATGATGTCGACGTTGGTGAGCACCTGGTCGATGGTGGCGACGAAGTAGCGCACCTCGCCCAAGATCGCCGAGCCTTCCTGGATGGCGGCAGAGGCGAGCGACAACCCCTTGTTGACGTCCGAAATCGTGTTCTTGATCTTGCCGAGCACGCTTGCCGGGGTTGGGGGCAGGAGGATGCCGTCAGCGGGCCCAATGGCGATGAACTCCAGCTGCAGTGGGTAGCGGAATTTTGACGAGATCGCGCGGGACAATGTCGCTTCGGTGGGCACCACGACAAAGTGCTCGTCCGTCTTGGTGTCGTGCCAGATCATGTACGAGCCCGTCGCGAACTGCGGATCGCTCTTCAGCTTGCTGTAGTTGTCGAAGTAGTTCCACAGCATGCGCCGGCTCCATGCCGGTCCGGAGAGCGCGACCCCGGGGACATAGAAGTCAGGCAGCAGCGACGTGTCGAGCGACGACTTCGGCTTGAGCCCCGGATCCCACATGATTGAGATCTGCTTGTACAGCTCTCCGCGCTCCTCTACGACGAGACCGCCGAGCGTCGGCGTGATCTTCTGACGGTAGACGCGCTTGACGCTGTAGCTCTGCAAACCGAGTGGTAGCACCATGAACTGAATCGGGGGGATCAGAAGCACGCCAGCGAGCGGTGATGCACGCAATTCCAGCACGTACGGGTGCTTCGCCTGCCCCTCGACGTACCAACTATCGCCCGTGAGGGCCCGACGAGCGACCTCCGCGATCTCCTCGATGAACCCCATCAGTCCGTCTCCAGTTGTGTCGCCAAGTAGGGTCGACCTGCCGACAGTGAGGTCGCGATCGCGGACAACGTAACGCCGATCGCTGCTGCGGTCGCACCTGCGGCTGCCGCGGCAGCCGTTGCAGCGGTCGCTGCAGCCCCCGCTGCTGTCGAGGCAGCACCCTGAGCCAGCGCCGTGAATGCCAGCCCGTTCGCAGTATGCGCAGCCGCGATCGTGGTCCAGGTCGACTGTTCCGTCAGCCACATCGCTTGTTCTTGCGTCAGCTGGGTCTGAAGCGCCGTGAGCATCGTGCGACCCAGAATGACCGGTTCCTGGGTCGGGCTGGGCGCGAGCAGCAGGCCAATCGAGACCTTGGCGCCTGCGGCAGTCGCGATATTTACGTTCCCAGCGACCGGAACAGCCGGCACCTCGACCGACGGGATGCCAGGGGTCACGATCCCTGCGGTCGCCACGATGCCGTTGAGATCGATATTCCCATCGATCGTCATGCCGATGGTCCACCCGCGCAGCGTGCGCTTCTTCTTGTAGAGCGTCTTGTCCGTGGGCAGGTTGCGAACGTTGCTCGGATGGTCGACCTGTCCCAGGATGATGGGGCGTGCCAGATCGTTTGACATGAATCCGACGATCACGTGGTCGCCGTCCATGTTTCGCGGGTCAGAAACCACCGGTACGGGCGGACCAAGAGCCCCGCCCCCGTCCGAAATGAGCAGCCCCGTCTTGATGTCGATCGTTGACGCTCTTGGGATCCACACGTCATTGTCCACGAGCCCGGCAGACTCGCGCATGATCGGCACCTGCCTCAAAGTAGTCGTGTGACGCGGATCGTAGATGAAGACATCGCACATGACTGCGGGGGCGAATAGCTGCGTCGGGTTGCGGTTAGTCGCCAATTCCGGGTCTGCGACTCCGTACACCTTCGTGATGACGCCCTGTAGCATCAGACCGTTCGCAGCACGTGCTGACCCGTTCGGCGACGTGCCGCGAGCAAGATGTGCGAGCGCAGAGGGGAGCATGGGGCGAAGGCGTTTCATCCGATGACTCTACCTCCGAGCGAGATGATGGGGTCTGGCACGGTCAGATTGATGAACTTGTCGATCTGTAGCTGCTGAATCTGGTCGAGAAGGCCGAGCTTCGCCGCTGCAGCGTCAGCCGAGCCTGACGGGATGGTCGTGATCAGCGACCAGTCGACCGCCTCTTCTGCCATCGCTACAAGCCGCAAGTCCTCCTGATAGCCGCGGGACACCGTCAAGACCGTGTTGGAAGTAGGGGAACCATCACCCTCCGACCAGTTGTGCTGGACGCTCTCGACGTAGAAGGTCATGTCGAGACCCTTGAGCAGCAGATCGCGTGGGAACCCCGGCAGCTCCGCGAGGTACGCATTGCTCAGCCGGATCTTCTCCCCCTTCCGAATCTCTGGGCGCATCTCACCGATGGTGATCGTCCCCGACCAGTACCGATGGTTGAGCATGTTCCAGCACACGAGCAGAAAGAGCTGCTCACGGTACGCGATGCTCATCGGTGGCTGCGGCTTCAGCTGCCCCGCCACTTGTGCTGCTTCCCCGTCGAAGTAGATCGTGCTCTCTTCAATACGTTTGAGCCCGTACTTGTCGACAGAACTGCCATTCGAAACCGGCAGATACACGCCGAGTGCGTTTTGCTGCAAGACTGGGGCTAGATCGCCTGTCAGCATCACGTAGTTGATACGGTTCGCGCCCTTGGTCAGCGAAAGCTGCTCGACCAGCCGCGCATCGACCTCCCACGTCGTCAGCTTGAACCACGGAGACAGCTTGTTGTCGACTAGGTTCACGAAGGGCTTCTCACGCATAATCAACTTGACCTTGGGCCCCAGAAGACTGCGCAGTGGGCTCGAATCTATGAAGACCTCGTTGAGTACCGGGTTGCTCCAGCTCTTCACCATGTCCCACACGCTGCCACCGCTTGACGGGTTGATCAAGTTGGTGATGAGCGTGATGCCCCGCAGCTCGTCCTGCACGCCTCCACCGACCAAGACGGACGAATCATCGAGGAACGCGATCCATTTCTGCGGCAACGGACCGACCGACAGCCCCAACGGGACCTCGATGTACCCACCGAGCAGCAGCGGCTTGTTGATGCCACCCATGAACCCGCGGATGATGGTCTTCACGATCGAGTCGGGCGAACCAGCACACTGCTGCAGAATCTGCGTCATATTGATGCCGGCAGCTTGGTCGATCGTAACGTCGTACGGATTGAAGAACACCGGCGTATCTGTCAGTGCAAACCCGTATGATCTGCCAGAGACTTGGATCACGGTCTCCACCGCACCACCGCCCGCGGAAACGAGATGCCCGACCGCGTCGATGATGCCGAACGACAGCTCGACCACTTGATCGTTCTTATAGATCTCGACTTTCCACCAGTCGCCCTGTTCGAGCAGCTCGGTCCAGAGCTTCCCTTGCCGGTAGAAGAAGTCGAATGACTCTTTCCGTGCCTTCAACATGAAAGTCACTGAGCCGAAAGGCGCCTCGATACCGTCTCCGAAAGTGAACGAGATCAGGGACGTCTTCTTCCGTCCCGTAATCCCCGGAAGGTCGAACACATCGAACACGTCGATCTTGTTGTTGATGACCGAGTGCGTGTAGAACGACAGCCGCGCGTGGGTCGTGTTCCGTTTGGCGAGCTGGCTCATCGCAAACTCGTGCCGAGATTGAGCGTACTGGAGATCCGACCGGTTGCGTCCTCGATCGCATACGCAAAATCGTTGATCGCCTGCCCCAACGTGCCAGTAATCGTCTTGGCGATGTTCAACGAAGCCCTCTCCAGAGCCTGCACCGCTGGGGCGACCTGGCCGCCGACACCGATTCGCTCCTGTTCGATGCCGGCGTTGGCGATGACCGAGTACCCCGTTGCGCGTGCGAGCCCCTGACCCTGGATTACCATTTCCTGGATGTCTGCATGACCGAACGTCCCGGACTTGATGCCCTTTCCCAGCTTGATTGCGTCTTCAGCGGTGATATTCGCCTTGAGCGCACCCATAGCTTGCTGTATGATCAAGCCCTGACTGTACTCGTCCATGCCTGGGACGAGGAACGACTTGAGGTACTCCGGCATCGCTGCAGCGGAGGCACCGGCGTCCTGCATCTTCAGGCGGATCTTGGCGTACTCCCCGAAGCCGCCCTGACCCGTAAAACCCATCGCTCGCATCATTCGCAGGTCTGCGCCGCTCTGCGGCCCATTCCGCCCCACTGCGGCGGCTCCAGCCCCGAAAGAGCGCGAATAGCTCATGAAGCGGAACGGGTCGTCGACCCCACTGGCGTTCAAGGCCGCTGCACCGCTCAGGAGGCCGGGCAAGCTGACGTTGTTGCCCTGCTCGTACATCCCGTGCAACCAGCTGCTCTGCTGCTGCAAGTAGGTTGCGATCTCAGACCCTTCGAGCCCATGCGTAACCGCGATACCGATCTGGTCAGCGACCTCCTGTGCGTCTCCGGTGTTCCCGGTCCACCGAGAACCGAGCATGAATTCGCCCTGCTGCTGCCCGGAAACACCGTATCGCTGCGTCATAGCGAGCGACACACCGAATTCACCGACCCCGACAGGGCGTCCTGCGGCTTGGGACAGGCCACTCGCTTGGGCCAACGCCTGTTGCGGAGTCAGCCCGAATGACCTGCCCGCATCCGCATAGCCCCACCTATCGAAGAGATCGGACCCCGGCTTGTAGTTTCCTGCGCCGCCTGCGATCGCGCCCAACTCGGCATCCATCTGGGGGGAGTTCGAGAGTGAATCAGCGACCTGCCTTTTGCCCGCAACCGTTAGAGGGGAAGTAAACAGCGCGCGAACTCCTTCGTAAGCCGAAGCGATCATACCGATCCTGGCTGATCTAGACTTCGCCCGCATTTGGACCGCTTTCATCTGCCCCCCGATGTCATCGGGCAGATTGCCGTACAGCTCCATCATGCGTTCTTGTGAGTTCGTGAAGTTTCCACCAACAGATCGGGCACCAAACGGATTGCCGCCCCCACCGCCTGTCGGACCGCGGAACCCCATTGCGGACGACATCAGGTAGGGGGCCGCCTGCATCTGGGCCTGCTGCCACGACAGGTGCGAGCCATAGGCTTGCGCCGCAGTCATCAACCCGCCGGCTGCCAGCGCACCAGCTACGGGAATCGCCCCCAGAGCCGTTGCGAGCCCGCCCATCGAAGGCGATGGGATCTGGGGCGCGCGGCCGCCTCCAAACCCTCCTCCGCCTCGACTGCCTCCGCCTCGACTGCCACCGCCTCCACCTCCGCTCAAACGTCGCAGCGAGTTGTCGAGAGTCGAGATCTCGGAGTTGACGTCCTTCAGCTGGTCCTTCAGCTTCTTGAACTGGGCGGTGCCGCGGGCGACACCGTCCATCTGCTTGACGATCGCGCCCATAGCACGGCGGCTGACGTCGAGCTGACGGTTGACGGACCCGATCTCGGAGTTGAACTCCCGCGGCGTCTTGCGGTCAAACACCTTGCGCAGCAGCTTCTCCAGACCGGTGAGCTGCTGCGTGTTGACTCGGATGTTCAGCGCGCTGTTATTCGGCACTACGGCACCTCGTCCAGATTCGGGACTCGACCTTCCGCGATCGCACGCTCCCACTTGTCGATCAATGGGTCGCCGGAATCTACGATCTCGGGGGCCGGGGAAGTCCAGTGACGAATATCAGCCTCATGGCTCATCCGTTCCCACTCCTTCTTTGCCGTATCCAGCTCGACAGTCAGGGCTGCCAGCGTAGTCAGGTCGTAATCATCGATCGATCGAGCAGGTCGACCCGTGTTCACAGCCCACAGGACTTCCGCCACCTCGAACGAATCACGCACCATCCCCTTGATCCTCTCCTTCGCCGTCTGCGCCCCAAAATCGAGCCTCGTAGTCTCGGACCTCCTTGTAAACGGCGGCGAGGACACCGGCATCCATCATGTCGAGGAGCTTGTTGCCCCGCGCCCACACGGGCGCCTCATCGAGGGCAGTCGTGATGTACGCCGCCATCTCAGTGATCGACGCCGTCGTGAAATCGAGCGCGACCTCCGGAACGTTGCCTCGAAGCTGAGCGAGGAGCCGACCGAACTGCAGCTGATCGCCGAGGCTCAACACGTGGGCTCTGAACGACCCCGACCAGCGACGGTTGCGTCGCTGATCGTGGTAGTCGACCTCGAAGGTGTAGTTCTTCGGTAGGCTCTTCGCGCCGGTGTCGTCGTTCTCGGGTCCGACCAGCTCGATCACCTTGGCCCTGGCTTCAGCCAGAGTCGGCGGCTTCGCTGCTTCTCGCGCTCGACTTCCGAGCGGCCCCCTGTCCGTGTCTTCGCCCATTTTGCCGATCCTCTCTCATGTTGGTTGCCCGACCCAGCTTACGCCAGGTCGGCCTCGTCGCGCGCCACCTTGGCCACGAAAGTCACGTTCTCACCGGTGATGCCTCGCGGCGTCACCTGGATGCTGCGCTCCGACATCTTGACGCCGGAGAGCTGCATGATGATCTTGCCCGTCGGGACATCCTCGATCGTCGCAGTCATCTCGCCTGCGTTGATGATGTTCGTCAAGTGCTCAGCCGGCGTCTGCCCAGCCTTCGGGAACCAGCCCTGCGCCTTGGGAGACGCATTCACGACGCGCACGAACCCTGCCGTGCAACTCACGTCGTAGCCGACCGGCACGTGCTCCTCGACCTCGACGTTGTCGAGAACGTTGAGCGCTTCGAGCGCGATCGCTTCGCGAACACTGACGTCGGTGGCGTACGCCACTTTGACGCCATCGACGCTGAATCGGGCTCGCGCACCGGTGACGATGTCTCTGGATGCCATGAGCTACTCCCTACGCCGCTGCCGCGAATGACGCGTTGACGAGATGGATTGTGGTGGTGACGAAGTTGGTCGACTGCACAGGCGCGACCTCAAGATCCACCTTGGCCACGTCTCCGGTGATCTCTACGGTCAGGTTGCGCCACGCCGTGATCGCGAACTGGCCATTCGGGTTGGCCATCTCGATGAGCGTCGCGATGGCGATGTCAGCGATCGCGTTCGCGGAGCCGGCAAACGCCTTCTTCCCGATCGCCGCTTCGAGGTTGACCCGAAGATTGTACGCTACGAAGTTCACCGCTTCGTTGACAGCAGCCTCGACGTAGGCAGGGTTGTCGTCGATGAGGTAGGTCGTGACATTGCGCAGCCAGCGCCAACCGATGTTGTCCTTGTACTGCAACATGCAGAGCCCGGAATCGATCATCTCGTCGCTGTCATCTTGGATGTTGTACGAGGACTGTCCGATGACATCGAGCACATCGACGTACTTTCGAGTCAGCGACGTGCCAACAGGAGACCCCGCCTGCTGCCCCGCGGCCAGACAGGCCGAGAAATACGGCGGAAACTGCTCTTCTTCGCCGTCCGTGTTGAACCGTACGATGTCCTGAATGCAGAGCCGGACGTGGCGGGTGTTGAGCGCCTGTGCCAGCGTCTTCGCTGCCGCCTTGGTCGTCCCAGAAGGGGCTCCCAGGACCGCATCGCGCTCCTGACCACCCTGGCCTCCCATGTACACGCAGTGGGCCTTCACGGCGGCGTGTACGGCTGCGTCGTCGGTGAGCGCGACCACGGTGTTCGCGAACGTGTCACGAAGCACGTCGAGCGCCCCCTGCCAGTCGGCAAACGCCGTCGTACCCTCGACCCCGCCGGACAAGAAGACCGGGGACGCCGTGTTGTCTGGCACACCGGTCGCTGCAGCAGCCGCATCGGCCTCGACGAGCGCGGAGCGGGCGTTGATCGCAGCCACGAGCGCGGCCAGATCTCCAGTGAACGAAGCTGCGGCACCGATCACGGTCGTCGCGGCCTTGTCGTCCATGTCCGAGATCATCACGGTGCCGGATCCACCCGTCAGCGTGATCGTCCAGCCGCCGAGCGCGTTGAAGTGCGAGGCGATGTCGTTGGCGACCGGGTACGAAGCCGGAGCCAGCACCGCCACGTCCCCATCGATCGTGAGCGTGCGAGCCGCTTCCACATGACCGGTCGCGATTCCAGTCAGACGAGACCAGGTCGAAACGCCTACCACCGGAACCGCACCGGCAAGCACGAGCTTCTCTGCCTGGGGAGAGCCGGTGGCGCCGAACCCGAAGAGCACAGCGGTCTGCGTCGTGGCGCCATCCGCCACGATGGAGTCGATCGCAGTCGACTTGAGCGCGATGTTGTCGATGAGGACCACACCTTGTGAGGTCTCAGCAGCCGTGATCGAGAACACCGCCACGGTGCCCGCTGCGTTGGTCACGGAGATGGTGCCGACAGCCGCAGCCGACAGCGTTGCCCCCATGATCTCGCTCCACGTCGCCGTTCCGGTCACCGCGACGGTGCCCGTCATGGTGAGCGTCTCCGACTGAGCGTCTCCGGAGTCGTCGAGCCCGTAGAGGGTGATCGTGCCGATGTCGCCCGCGGCGTCAGATACGACACGCGCCGCCTCTCCGACGTTGAAGATGAGCCCGGTCATCGTGATGGTGCGCGCCGCAGCGACCTCGCCGATCACAACGTACTGAATCTCGCTCCAGAGCGTGATGGTTGGAACCGGAGTGGTCCCGTTGGTCGTGACCTTCTCCGACGTCGGCGTGCCCACGGAGTTGTCGCCGAAGATGAGCACGTCGTGCGACCCGCCGGCATCGAGGACGAACGACACGACCGTGCCGGCGACCTCCATGATGTCGGAGCCGAAGTGCCACAGCCCGTCGTCGGGGTCAGCAGGCGTGATCGTGATCAGTAGGTCGGAATCGCCGTTGTCGTCCACCGACACCGTTCCGGTTGGCGCCGTGAGCATGATCGCTCCTAGCACCTTTGCCCATTGCTGTGTTCCGACCACGGGGGTGACCCCCGTGAGCACCAAGGTCTCGGTCGCCGGATCACCGGTCGCGTTGTCGGTGCCGTAGATAGTGATCGAGCCCACGTCAGCGGCGTTGTCCGACACCACATTGACGACCGCAGCTGCGGTGATCGGGTTGGAAATGTCACCATCGAGACCAGTGGTCGAGATCGTGCCGACATAGTCGGTCGAGAGCCCCGCCGCGGTCTTCGTGAACGCCGCGGTGACTCCGGTGGTGCGATCGAGCGCCATCGTCATGGTGTCGGCGCCGTTGGTACCGGGCACGTACAATGCCGTCCAAATGGGGTCGCCGCCGACGTCGTCGAGCACTTCAGACGTGTCCCCCAGAACGATCGTGACCTTCTTGCCCTGGACGGTGCCGGACTCGATCAGGAGGTTGATCTGCGTCGTGTACACGCCGTAGTCGAGACTCGTGATGTCGAGAGCGTCGCCATCGACATTCGAGAACGAAGCCGTCGAGCGAGTCGCCGGGTTCACCTTGCAATACTTGACCGCTTGGGCCCCACCCGGAATCTCGGGGTCATTCGAGCCCTGGAACAGCATCAGGCCCGACTCACGCAGATCGCCCTCACGGAAGGTCTCGTTGACCCGAGCCGGGTTGGTGATGTTGATGATCGGCTCAACCCCGTTCCACGGAGACCCGCCATCCGCTTCACCGAGGCAGGCGATGATGCCAGTGGCGCCGAGTCCGACAACGGCGAGGCCGCTCGCGTCGATCTTCGTCAGTGAAGACGGGGTCGACGTGGTACGACCGTTGAAAAACACCTTTGATGCCATGAATTCCTCCTACCGACGACGGCGGCGAATCTGGTTGCGATTGCTGCGATGGTTGTCATCGACGTTCTTGCGACGGTGACCGGTGATCGGGCGCTCAGTGAACGCCGTCAAGTGCACCTGCCACTCATCGAGAGTCAGCCGAGCGAGCTTGGAGAGACCCTGGGACTCGACCCAGCTGGCGAACGCCTCCTTCCCGTGAGGAAAGAGATCAGACAGCGCTGCTGCCTCGGTCGCCGAGTAGCGCGTGCCGGAAATGGGCTCGGTGCGTACTGTCCCCTTGGAACCGACGCCGGGCTTCGGGTTCCGCTCCTTGCGAGGGAAGACAGCGTTCTCGACCACTGACGGAGTGGTCTCGTCCTTCTTCTTGCGGGTCATGCTGGACATGTTGTCTGTCTCCTATTCGGTGTCGTCATATGTGCCGAGCTTGCCTTGGCCGAAGATATCGCCATCTTCGTCCTCGTAGTAGCCGATGTCCTCACGATGGTGGTCGATCTTCGTGGCCGTTCCTTCGACTTCGCCGTTGAGAGCGGTCCACAACGGACCAGACGTCGGCCACTCGTCCTCGTATTGGAGGCCGACGGTGAGCCGTCGTACAAACAGATGATCGGCACCCTTGCCGGGCTCCGGAGCTAGCTCCTGCCCGCTCAATGCGGTGATATCAAGCCCCTTGATGATCAAGTGCGGCGTGCCCGCCTCGATGATCCGTTTCGCCACCCGATACAAGTAGGCGCACACGTCGGGGTGCTCCGAGTACACGTAGACCCCGATGTTGTCGGAGCGGCGTCGCTCTCGGACCTCGGAGACCGTCTCGTCACCCAGAAGGAAATCGACCGACAACTGCCGTTCGGACTCTCCGATGAACTCGGTATGGTCCGTGTCGGAGATCAGGGCAACCGCGAACACCGGAAACGTCGAATCGGACCGTGGGTAGCTCTGAATCACAGTCGGCGGGTTGCTCGTAAAGACAGCCTTGATCTTCTCGACTTCGGCCGACTCCAACCCGCCTTCTTGGTCAGTCCCAAGGATGTCGTCCAGCTCTTCGAGGTTGTCGCGAATCGCAGTGACACCGATCCTCATCATGTTGATGATGACTCTGTCTGGCACGATCCCCGGCATCACAAACCTCCGACTACTGCGCGAAACGCAGCGGTAGCAGCTCGGTCAACGTAGCTCTGGGCTTCCGCGAAGAAGCCGTGTGCCTTGATGCCCGGATGAATCCAGGAGGACGGATCTGACCGAGAGCTGACAGCCCGAAAGGTCTTGTACTGCGATTGGGTCGCCTTGGCATACGTCTTTCGCTCGCGGACCATCCCAGCGTACAAGTCCGTGGCGTGATGCGGCTTCAAGATCGGCGCCGTTCCTGGAGCGAGGCGCTTGCCTGGTCGCAGGCTCATGGCGCGCTTGTAGACCTGTTTGCCGAGCTGCTCTGCGCCGCGTGCTCCAAGCATGGGCGCATACTGCGAGCCCATCGGCTGCCCATTTCGACCAGTCGTTCCGGGGCCCATGTGGCGGAAGGGCACCACGTTGTACCGCCCACCGTCTTTCGTCGGTTTGGAATTCCGACCCGCAAGCAGGAACGGCTTCATGTCGCCACCCGCCCACCCCTCCTCGATCATGTTCGGCATCATGCCGACGAGTTCGATCGTAGCAACATGGCCATTCGGCATCTTCTTGGTGTCGGCCGGCAGATGGTAGACCACCGGCTGCACACCGGCAGCGTAGTCGTCAAAGGACGTGTGCAGGCCCACCATGGCCAGTCGCAAGATCTCGTTCCGCGCCTCCTCGCCCAGCTCACGGATGAGCTGGTGAATCAGCTCCGGGTAAGCGAGCAAGTTTCGCGGGATCATCTTCTCGCTGATCTCGATGGGGTGGATCATCCTCGCCTCTCGGTGAGCCAGTCCAGCTCCACTTTGAAAGTACGCGGAAGGTTCTGCACGACGTTGGCGCCGCTGATGCCCGCTGCGGGACCGATCGAGTGCTGTACGCCGAATTGAGCGTCATCCGTCACCCAAACCGGCCGACAGTCGTAGCTCACCGAGTAAGCGACTCCATCAGCCGGTCCACGCCCAACAACCCACTGCACCTGGCTCGGGACTAGATCGGTTGGAGTCGTGATCTTGAAGTCGACTCCCACGCGGAAGATGTTGTCGTTGACGTCCTCCGCATAGTGTATTTCGAGTGGCTCGTAACGGAACGCGGTGAGCTGCTTCTCACGGGTGCGCCCCAGCCAACCAACAGGCACCTTCACGTCGGACGTGTCCCGCAGGAGTACCTGGGTGAAGGTGGCACGCTGCTCGATGCCTACGAATCGGTCGCGATACGCCACCGCGTTGTGTCCGTCGACCGTCATGACCGCTTGTCCCGTGGTCCACGCAGACGGCGTGTACTCGTGTCGGGTAGGGTCGAAAGCGATCGAGGAGAACACAGCAGAAATGAGCGCGAACTTGTTCGGAAGGTGCGACTCGATCCGGTACAGCGGGTTGATGTAGAGCCAACCGTCATAGCACTTGGTACAGGTCGGGTCGTACTGCTCGGAGGCGGCGTTGAGCTGGCACGTACAGAGGAGCGCACGTGACCACCGGAACTTGAGACCATGCTGCTCGATCGCCCGGGTGAACTCGTCCGGTGCGAATCTCGACTGTACGCCGGGCGCGACCCCCTTGTCGACGAGCCCCATCAGACCACCACGAGGCGCGTACCCTTGCCGTAGTACCTACGCAGGTTCGGAAGGGCTTCCTTGATCTCTTTCTGGTACTCGATGATGCGAGCGCCGTAGCCAGAGTTGGTCGCCGATGACGTGGTGCCGATCGACTGTGACAGGCCCGGCACGCTGATGGACTGCGAAGCGATGCCTGCACCAGCGAGAAGATCACCGGCGATGTTGAGCACGCCGATTGACGCCGCCATCGCAACCAGATGCTTGAGGTCTGCCGGCAGGCCGCCTTCAGCCGGCGTCTTTCCGGGCTCAAAGCCCGACCGATAGGAGATGCGCCAAACACCCGGGACACGCCCCGTCGCGCCGCTCCAGATGGGCATCAGCATGCCTGGGATGAGCAGGACGTCGGCGATGTTGCCCTGGCCCGGCACCACCTGCACCACCCCGGTCAGCCCATCATCGACCAAGATGATCCAATCATCGAGGATGGTCACCCCCGCAGACATCGACGGGTACTGGAATTCCAGGCTGTCGACGCGCCGAACTGGGTAGTGATCGAGCTGGAACCAGCCCCAGCGTCCGTAGTCTCCGGCGTAGTGGTCCTGTACCTCGTAGTAGTCGCGAGCGATGAGATCGATGTCAAGCTCTTTCTGGAGCCACTGCACAGCGACGTCGATGTAGTGCTCGAACATGCGGTCTGGGTAAGGCTCGCCGGTAGCGGGGTCCGTGAGGTCGACACCGAACAGGTACAGCGCGATCAACTCGTCCGTCGAGAGCAGGACCGCTGCGGCAGCGCTGTCTGAAGCGCGTCGTTCTGACCCCTGCGATGCGTCGAGGTTGGCGGTGTTGTAGTAGTCCGCCGAGTACGCAACTGTGTTGACAGCGAGATCTGTGTACTCATAGAACTCCTCGTTGTCGAGGAGATCGATGGCTGCGACCTCTGTGCCCGATCCGGCTCCGAGCGTGGCGTAACGCGTGATTCGAACCTGATCGAAACGTTCTCGCACTGTAGCGAGCGGGGCGCACTGCACCGTGATGCGATTGGTCTCGATGTCGGGGTTGTCCGGGTCAGAGTCATCGATGTAGTCGACAACTGCCTCGATGATGGGCTCGATCGCAACGGTATCGAACCGGACCGTCGAGATTGCAGGAGCGACGAAGACGCGCGCAAACCCGATTGCCTCGATCACGAGCCTGTAGCGAAATCCCTGGACCGCGTCGATCGAGAAGATGCCTGTTGGACCAGTTGAGACCGACACCGCGTTGACCACGATGCCGATCCCGCCGATGGCTTCAGCTCCACCTGCGGACGGGCTCTCCGGCCGCAGCTCCACGACCACGCCTTCGACTCCGTTGCCGCTGGCATCCTGAATCGTGCCTGTGATCGCGACGACTGCCACGAAGTGCCCCCGCTAGACGCTGTTCTTGTCGAAGATGCCGCTCACGAGAACACGAGAGTCAGTCTGATCAGCCCCAGGCACCCAAGCCTTGAACCGCATAAAGCGCCCACCAACGGGCTCAGACATCCCAGCCTGCAGAGCCACGATAGTCGCCAACGACACCGCCCAGCGACCTGGCGCGCCGGACGGATCGGGTCGCACGTAGAAGTCGTACCACGGAGAAGTCGACGACCCCCCATGCTGCGAGATCTGGGCGCGGATTTCGATCCCGGTGGTATCCGTTCCTTCGGTGTGATCGATGAGCAGGTGCACCTTGTCGTATCCGAGGACTTCGACGGCGGCGCCCCACGCAGCAGCGCCTTCGGTGGCGACGGCGTCCGCATCAGCGTCCCCCGCGAGGGGCCGCGGCTCGCCCTTGAAGTCGAACGCAGTACCGCGCCAGTCGTCGATCCTTCGGCCCGGGGTCTGCGACCACACTCGCCGATCCGATTCCGCTGCCATGAGCTACTCCTCGGGCGCTGCCTGCGCCTTGATGGAGGCGATCAGGTCGCCCTTGTTGAGCTTCTTGTCGATTTCGAGGCCGCGCTCCGTCGCCCAATCGGACCACGTCCCCACAGTGGCGTCGTCCGCGGGAAAGGTGGCGGGCGGCACGACTTCGGCGCTAGGATCGACAGAAGCGTCGTCCGCGGCGCCCGCCACCTCGATGGCTTCGTGGCGTTCACGGTCGATCCGCTCCATGGGCGGCTCCGCCTCTTCCGCCCACGGAACGATGCTGTACGCCTCGAACTGGTCGAACTCCGCCGCATCACTCGCAAGACAGCCCGGCATCTCGGTGGGGCCTTGTCCGCGCACGTCCATGTACAGCAGGTCGTCGATGACCACGTAGACGATGCCGGACAGGCCGGCATGCCGCTCCGAGCGCAATCGCCAAGCGTTGAGCTTGACCACCTGCAGGAGCAGAGCCCCTTCCAGCGAGGCCCCAACTTCGCGTTCGAAGATCTCCTCGATCTCCTGTCGACTCTTGGACGCCGACATCAGCGGCCATCCACGAGGCACTTCACCGTCACCTCGGCTGTCGCAGTCGCGTTGCCGACCACAGTGAGCACATCGCTCGCGATGTTGGCGCGAAACAGATGCGTCAAGGTCGCATCGGTGGCCGCCTGGACGATCATGGCGAACACCGGCTTGCCATCGAGACCGACAGCAGCAACGGTGCCTGAGGCCGCACCGATGGCGATCGCGACGGTGAGCACTTGGAGTGCGTCGACATCCGCTTGCGCGGCAGCCGAGTCAGCTTCCAGCGCGTCGATGTCGACGAGGGCTGCCGCAACGAACGTGTTGAGCAGGTCGGCAAGGTCGACGTTGCCGTCCGGCCGATCGGATAGCACGGGGATGTTGTCTCGGATCCTCCGAACCTGCTCTGCGGTCAGGAGAGGAGACGTGACGGTGGACATGGGAGATCTCCTTTAGAAGAAAAGGCCCACCCACCAGGTTTGGTAGGTGGGCCTTAGCCAAGTGTTTAGCTCGGAACGGCCCAGCTGCCGACTACGCGTTGGCGCCAGTCGGGAGCTTGCCCACGTTGATGAACATGCCGCAGTAGCGGGGCTTCATGAGCTGCAGCGCACCGTAGAGCACCTGCATCCAGCGGATCGAGGTGTCGATCGTGGCGAGGGGGATCTTGGTGAACGGTGCGAGCTGCTTCCACTTGAAGACCTCGCTGCTCTGCGACAGCAGGTAGCAGCGCGCCGTGTTCGGCAGGAACCGGTTGAGATCCACGATCGTCTGGGTGTTGCCGGTACGCGGCACCCGGAAGATCGTACGGCAGGTCGCCGCGGTGCCGTCCTTGTCCGAGCGGTAGACCTCGTAGTAGGACGTGTCGGGCCCGTTGTCGGTCACCCCGATCGACACCTGGTCGCCGGAAGACACTGCGATCGATGCGGACGTGGTCGGAGCCGCCTTCCCGTACCGGGAGCCAGCGACCACCTTGTAGATGTAGGTGCCGGCATCGGAAGCGGTGAAGTACGCCGTGTTGGCCCCAGCGTAGGCGGGCGACGTCGGCGCAGCGACGGTCGGCGACAGGGGCCGCTTGGACGCCTTGCCGACACCGGATGCCTGCGGCACCGTGGACTGCGGGATGAAGATGTTCGGGTTGATGTCGATGTCCCCGAACGGAGTGCGCAGCCCCTTGACGTCGATGCCGACGCGACCGTTCTTGTCGGGCTTGTCGAGATCGTAGCGCCCCTTCGGGTACATGATCTTGGACAAGTCCTTCACAGGCCCGGTCGGTGCCCACAGGTCGCTCGGCGACCCGTAGTTGGGCTCGGCGACGAGCTGTTCGGTGAGGTCGGTGATGACGTCCTCGGTGAGCGGCTCGTTGCGAAGGTCGATCACGTTGGTGTCGTCCTCGTAGCCGAGGTACTGACCGTCCTCAGCCGTCGAAGAGCCGAACGCCTTGGCCATCAGCGTCTCGATGCCGTCGAACTGGATGGGGACGTAGTCCTCGTTGCCGACGAAGAGGTTGCGCTCGATCTGCCGGAGCAGGTGGAGCGTGCCGTTGACGGTCTCGCGGGCCACTGCGGAGCCGTGTGCGGCACGGATCGTGCTCATCACGTGGGTCACGCGGCGAGTGATGCCCATGAACTTGATCTTGGTGTACTGCCGGCTGTACGTCGAGTCGTCTTCCTCGGGGAGGTCGCCCTCTCCGATGAAGATCGCGTCACCCGAACCGTACTCTTCGAGCCGGTTGAACTCCTCGACCGTGTTGTAGGCGGGGTCCTTGGCGATCATCTTCCAGAACTTGATCTTGTCCGCCGAGTACGTGACGTTGAACAGCGTGCTGTCCAGCGACTCGACCCTCAGCGGAAAGCCCTCGCCTGCGCTCGATCCGGGGTTGTTGATGTCGCTACCGGCCGCGAGCGCCTTGTTGAGCGCGTCGACCTCACCAGCGGAGTGCACCCCGCTGTAGACGCCATCGCTGTCGTCGACGTCGAACGTCGGCATGCCGCCGGCACCCATCGCGTGAGAACCGACTCCCGCGTAGTCCGACCAGCTGACCATTCCGTACATGATGATCTCCTCTGAGATGAATTTAAGTTGAAGGGGTTGGAGCCGAAGAGACCGCCGCCGACTAGCGGAGGGCGTTCTCGATCGACTGGTAGGTGGTCTTGTGGATGCGGCTGGTCGACTCGAACACCGCGGACTGCTCGGTGAGGCTCTTCGCGAGCTTGTTGTCACCATCCTCTGCAGCGGACTTGACCAGGATGCGGAACCCGTGAAGGATCTGCTCCCGCTTCAGGCCGTCATCCGCGCTGTCGTCACCGATCACCGACTTGTTCAGCGGTCGCTTCCGGTCCGGACCCTTGGGAGTCTGGTGCGCGCGACGCGACGCCGGCTGACGCTCGACGTCGTCGACCCGACCACGCAGCGACTTGATGATCTCGGTCTGCTCCTCTACGATCTCGCCGAGCGACATCGAGTAGCCGGCGAGCATGCGCACCATGTCGCCCTGCGCCTTCACCAGGTCGCGGGTCTGGGCGCTCTCCTGCGAGATCGCCTCGTGCACCGACTCCAGGCTGTCGTCGATGCTAGCGGTGAGCGACTTCAGGAAGTCGTTCGCTCGCACGAGACGGGCGCTGTCGGGGTTGTCGTCCTCGATGCGCTCCGAGAGGCTCTTGCGCATCGGCGTGCCGCGCGAGTCATCCTCACCCATGAGAAGGTGACCGAACTCGTTGCGCTCGGACTTGGTGATCGTGCCGTTGTCCATCCGAGCACGCAGGTACGCCTCACGGCTGCCACCCTGGGTCTGGATGCCGTCCTCGATGGTGTCGTAGGTGTCGATGGACTTGCGGAGAGCGTCACCGTCGACCTTCAGCGACTTCTCGGCCTCCTCTTCCTCTTCCTCCTCCTCCTCCTCGTCATCGTCGTCGTCGTCCTCCTCTTCCTTCTCCTCGTACTCGGCCTTGGACATCGGGTCCTTGCCCGCCTTGCGCATGGCCGCGGAGTAGTCCCCGTACCCCAGACCAGCAGGGCGAACGCCCTTCTCCAGGGACTTGATGAGGTCGGAAATCTTGATCCTGCGCATTTCTCACACTCCTGCGATCGCGCGGTTGATGATTGCGTCGATCTCGCTTTCGTCGAGATCGGGCATTTCGGACTTGACGACAAGACGAGCTTCGTCCATCGTGAATTGAGGAGCCGGGCTCACCCGGGACATCGCCGGGGCCCAAGAGGCGACGAACCCGAACTCGTCGATGTCGTCCAACTCTCCGGAGATCTCGGACTTGTGGACTTCGCCGGTCGTATCGTCGTCTTCGTCTTCGGTCGTGTCATCGCCTGCGTACTCGATGTCGAACAGCTCGTCATCGAGACTTTCGGTGCGCAGCGCGGCGCCCGACCCGGGGCCGGCGTTGATGTCACCGGATCCGATCGCGTGACCGGCAGCCAGCGCCTTCGCCAAGAGCCCCAACTCCGTCTTGTCGTTCACCGGGCAGTGAGTCACCGCAACGTTGCGCACAACCGCCTTGGTGACTCGGCTCGCGTCTCGTGGATGCCGCGAGAGCACCTTCCCCTCGATCGAGAAACCGAGTTTGCGCGGTGCGTCTTCGAGCGCCTTGACGAGACCCCACAGCTTGCGCCCGTCGTCGGTGTTGAGCAGGTAGCCCTCGGCCCACCAACCGTTCGACTTCGCGATCCGGCCATTTGGGAGCTTCTTGCCCTTCTTGACGTAGAAAGCCGCGGTTGGGTAGCCGACAACGCCAGCCGTCTGCTTGGAATGGTTGTCGTTGAACCAGCCTTTCGAGAGGAAGGGCTTGAAATCGAGCCCCTCCTGCACGATCCGCTCCCCGTCCTGATCCAGGTCGTCAGTCGAAACGAGTCCACCGATGAACATCGGAGTTTCCGCGTCGCTCTTCTCGAACGCAGTCAACTCCGCATGGACCGTGAAATCGATTTCTTCGGGGGTTGCGACCAACTCGATCTCCAAACGTGAAAAAGGCGGCGACCTCAATGAGATCGACCGCCTTTTGTCCGCATGGGGTAGGCTTTAGCTGCCGTGACAGTAATCCGGTACTCGATCCGGGGTCAAGAATCTTCGCTGTCAATCACGAAGACCACTCGCCGTCGGCCGCTTGATGAAGTAGGAACCTCGATCGATTTGGACAGCTGGCCGCCGCAGACCAACTCCACTTCACCACGACAGTAGCGGCAGGGCCCGTACACGGTGCCATCGGCTTTCACCAAGGTGATCGCCAGCCCACGCACGACCATCCCACCCTGGGGAGCGGCGGTGCCAACTGCGCGACTACAGTGCGGGCAGCGCAGCTTCACTCGGGGCCGATCCCGTAGAAGTCAGCAGTAGACCGAACGCGGTCAGTCATCGAGACGTCGAGACGCACCGATGCCTCGGCGATCGCCTTCAGGACCGCCTGCAGCCCCTCACGCCCATGCCACTTCAAGAGGACCCCGCATACCTGCTGGTCCTCGATCCATGCGTTGTAGTAGAAACAGTCATGCTCGGTCTCACACGCCGCCATCTTCACGAGCTGCCCCTCGAAGTCGTGGAGCGGGGCATCTGGGAACGGACCTTCCAGGAGCCACCGCAACTTCGGTAGGGGGATTTCCGTGATCTCCATCTCACAACTCCAGGAAGAGGTCGGTTTCGAAGCTCTTCTGAACCTTCGACGTTGACTCGATCGCAGACGCATCGACTGTCATCATGTCCAAGTCCGTACGAATAGGGGTCTTGTCCTGCACGGTCTGCAGGAACTCCTCGATCGCGGTGAACCTCGACCGGCCAATGGCGCGCACACGTGCTTCGGGGATGATCGGGTTCTGCCGCTCGTAGCCGGTGAACACCTTCTGCGGCCCCACCTTCACGATACTCGGCACCTCTGCAGCGACCCCGAGGCGCGTGACGTTGACGAGGAACTTGCTCTCCTTGATCACCGCACGGTCCATTGGAGTGAGCCCGTCGATGATCTTGTTGACCACGTCGCTCGACTGGACGACGGCTCCGCCAGCTGCCGTGCGCATCTCTGCTCCGACCACATCCAGCTGGTCCTGAACGAAGAGCATCACCTGCATGCCTCGAATCGCGAGGTACACCTCGGTCGGGTCGAGCGACTTCCGCTGCTTCTTGGCGGCGTCCTTCTGGTACAGGTGCGCGCTGAGCAACTCGGTTCGCTCCGTCTCGGTCAACTGGTTGATCGCCTCCGTGAGAGCAGCAACGGGCCCCTTGATCGCGGTCCGACCACCATACGTCCCCTTGGTGACGTCGGTGTACGAGCCGATTCTCTCGAAGTCGATCACATTTCGAGTCCCGCCCGGCACCGGCGTCTGCTTCAGCGTCGTGAACGCCATCCGCGCAGCCTCACCACCCAGCGTAGCTGCGACCTCCGCCTTCGCAGCGATCATCTGCCAGGCTTCCCGGGTCTTCTTCGCCGACGCCTTGTTGCGGGCGTACTCCGCGACCGCCAGAAGCCCAGCATTGAAGTCGATCTCGCCGCCAACAGGCGTTCCGTCGATCTCCATGCCCAGAACCGTCCCAGTCACGTTCATGGTCGCAACGGGACCGAAGATCTCGTGCTCCATCTCCATGAGCTTGCCCACCGGCCCCAGCGAGCCATCTGGACGTTGGATGAGTTCCGGCGGGATCGGATCGGGCAGAAGCCGCGCTGCGCGCGTCATCCGCTGCCACTCCGACATCGGCGACGAAAGCGAGTCGTAGTTGATCATTTCGGGCGCGTTGCCCCAGTTCATCCCGGTGTTCGCCGCGTCACTCGCGACCATGCCGACAGTGTTGTTGAACACCGTCATCTGCTTCCTGTCGAGCGGAGGCGTCTTGATGGCGTTCTTCTCAACGAGATCGTGGTACTCCTTCGCGAGCGCGTCAACGCGCTTCTGCGCAGCTGCTCGGCTGTCCTTCGGGAGCCGGTCGATGTTCCCGATATCTTCGATCTCCTTCAGAATCTTGTGCGAGTGGGGCGTACCGTAGAAGTACGACTGCACACCGTCCTTGACGAAGTACGCCTCGGGCGCCTGAATCTTGAACTGCTGGAAGATCTGAACACGGGCGTCTGCCGACCACTGGCTCAGCTGGACGTCGGCGTGGTGGGCCCAGCTGCGCCCCTCCATGCATCGATCGACGAACACCGACACATACGAGTCCCGGTTCCGTCGATCCTTCATCTTCTTGAAGACCTCGGAGTTCAGTTCGCGAGTTCCGGTGTAGTTGCTGCCGATGTAGGTGACGTAGTAGTACCCGTTGCCCGGATTGGGGTCGCTCGGGTCGTACTCCCTCGACCCCTGAAGCGCCTCATTCACGTCCTTGAAGCCCATGAGACGCATCACGGATTCCGCGACCCGGCACGACTCCAAAATGCCACCACCGAAGATGATGAACTGCCGCGCGTTGCCCTCGCTTCGATCGGAAGTACGCATCAACTCCTCGATACGGTTCATGATCGACTCGGCCTTTGCGTTGCCTACCACGTTCACGATGTCGAACTGATGACGCTCCGCGCGCATCCCGGGGTCTAGAAGGTTGAGCACACGCGCCTTGACCTCCCGCTTTGACACCCAGACGGTCTCGCCGCTGTTCTCCTCGATCAACGCTACCTTGTCGCCCTTCTCGCCGAGAGCTGCGTTGTACTTGAACGACGGAGCCTCCCATTCGGCGAGCGTCGAACGCTTCTCTTCCTCCCACTCCTCCTTCGTCATGTCCTTCGGCTTCGCACCGAACTTGGGCTTGAACTGCTTGTCGAACCGTTCGGGGATCTCAACCCGATCGCCATCCTTGACGATCTCAAACCCGCCCGCCGACTTTGGCTTGTTCAACTCTCGATCCCAGTCCTCCTTGCGGAAGGGAAGGTGGAGCGACCCCCGCTTGTCGGACACCCAGTACTTCCCCTCAGGGACTGTGACCTTGTGCTTGCCCTCGCCCCAACTCACTGTGTCATGATGTTCGATCTGCGTGGAACGAGTCCCTAGCAATCGCTGTCCCTCATCCGCAGAAATGCCGTTCATCCGCGACACCAGATCCAACACCGCTTGCACGTTGGCGCCCTTCACCGTGACCAGCTCCTTGATCCGCGAAAGATGCGCTTTCGCGTCACCGGGCCAAGCTGGCGGGACCATCCTCTTGATGACGGCTCGAAACTCACGCTGGAACTTCTGGGCACGGTCCCACAGCTCCGGGTCCGTTGCCCGGATCGTATCGCTCCCTCGGCAGATGATCCCCAAGGGTCCCTCTTCGGGGTTGATGACCTTGCTCGGCCACTTGATCGTGTCACGCACCCACTTGCCACCCTCTTTGCGCGCGATCTTGTTGAGCTGCGCGGTCGTCACTTGCGTGCCAGAAAGCTGCTCGTACGAGTCGACCCCCATCTCACGCAGCGCCTTGTGCATGTGCAAGTTGTACAGGCCGGTGATCTCGTCTCCAAGCTCCTCTGCGGTCGGCCACAGACCGGCGAGCTTGCGACGCACCTTCGCATTGGTGATGTCCGGGCGATCGAGCAGCCACTGCGGGTCGAAGGGGATCCAGTTCTCGGACTCGTCCTTGAACGCCTTATCTGACTCCTCACCCTGTGCGACCTTGCGGGTCACCTTCACGAACAGGTCTTCCGATGCCGCCTTGTAGGCGGGGTTGTTGGCGATCGCCTTCGCCTGCTGGATGGCGACCCCGCCGGACCCGGACATCACCCGTCCCTCCTCCTCACGGGACAGCCCTGCTCGGCCTTCGAGTGCGCTCCGGTCGGAATCCGACAGCTTCGAGATCTTGGACGCGTACAACAGAGCTTGAGTGCCGACCATCTCCTCGAACTCGGTCTCGTTGATGCGCACCGCGGGCAGCATCTTGCCCTTGACGTCCTTGGACATCGCGATGTCCATGTACTGCGACAGCGTCGCGGCCACGTCAGCGATCTTGGTCGGCTTGAGCGTCAAGCGCTCGCCCTTAGCCTCCTTCTTCGTCAGCCCGACGTCCTGCGGAATGGTGGACTCGTCGCAGTACAGACGCTCCCACTCCTTGGTGGTCATGTCGCCCCAGATCTTCCCACCCGACAATGTCGTGATGTACTCCTTCACGTCACTGGTCGCGCGAGTCATGGGCGTCCCGGTCATCATCCCAAGCGCGGTCTGCTGCCCCTTGGCCTCCAGCTCGGCGAAACGCTCCTGCACCTTGTCCAAGATCTTGGCCAGCTTCGAGTTCTCGTTCTTGCTCCCCTTGTGCGCCTCGTCCTGTAGAAGCCCGGACAGGTCGAGCCCCTTGTACGTCTTTCCGTCGATCACAACCTCTGCATCGAGGAATTTCTCCCAGTTGCGAGTGAAGTACTCGGGGCCAACGAGCAAGATCTCGTCGGTTGCGCCTGACTTCAGGTAGGTGTCGATGCTGGTCATGTCCGATGCCGCACCGATCACCTTGCACCCGTCGTTGAAGTCGAAACAGGCGTCGCGCCACTGGCTGATGACACTCAGCGGGGAGAGCACGATCGTTCTACCGAGCGGCTTCTTCTTGGCGATCTTGCCCCACATATCGCTCTGCATCACCTTGATCGTCGACAGACCAGTGATCGTCTTGCCGGTCCCCATCCAGTGCGTCCAGAACCACCGACCCCCGTTGTCCAGCGCCTTCAGCATGCCGCCGATCTGATGCCGCGGCAGCGTGAAAGTTCGTCCTTTCACGACTCTTTGCAGGTGGACACCCTTATCGATGAGCTTCCCCATTCGAATGGCACCGCCATGCGCCTCGGCGTACTCGGCATCGAGTTCTACGAGATCTAGAGCATGGGATTCGACCTGCGATCGAGCGGCCTCACGAACCTCCTCTGCACGAGCCTCGATCGCGCGACGAACGTCGTCGGTCATGTTCAACATGCCGAACCGGTTCCGCATCTGCGCGAAAGAGTTGAGGCTGATGTCGATCGTCCCGGTCTCCTTGTCAACCGTAGCCCCCGGAATCGAGAACACATCGAATGTGACGGAGCCGTCTCGCGGCATGAGCAGCCGCACGCGAGCGTTCTTCACATCACCGGTCGCAGCGTGGAGATCTTTGTACATGTACGCCAACACGTTGTGCTTGAGCGGGTCTGGAACAGAGCTGTGCTTTGTTCCTTCGATATCCCGCAACAGCTCCTTCCTGCCGTACCTCACGATCTTGCGACCGGGCATCCCCAATCCAGCAGCTGTCCAAAACACAAAGCGCTCGGGCAGGGTCCTCGCCGTCTCTTTTGCCAGAGTCAACTGCCACTGCTCGTATGCCGGCTCGTAGACTTTCCGAAGCCAGTCGCGCTGCTCGTTGGTTCCGGCGTACCAGCCCGGCAGCAGACCGCGATCAATCAACTCACGCTCACGTTGGCGCAGCTTCGGCTTCTTCTTGCCGTCAGTGCCTGCAAACGGGAGATACTCAGAAACCGTCTCCGGCATCCGATCCCACCCCGGAGGCGACGGGACTTCCCCGGCCTTCTTGGCGGGGAGGATGGATTCGAGACGCGCAGCGACCTGACGACCCTCCTTGCCCCTGATCTCGTCATTGCGCGTGTTGATGACGATCAACTCTCCGCCAAAATCGTCCGGATTGGCGTTAGGGTTCTGCGCCAGGGCGACCGCGGCAGACTTGTAGCTCTCGACCATTTCTTCGACGATCTTGCGAGGCTTCGCCGTTTCGACGATCGAAGGACGAATCGTCTCACCCTTCAACAGCGGATTTCCGGCGTTGTCACGGTCCAGCAACATGTCGAGCCGCGGTTCCGACGATCCGAGCATCCGCTTCCACTCGTGACCGACCAGGAGCGGAGACCCGCGACCATCGAACTCGACCTGCAAGTGCAGGTAGTTCGGCTGACCGCGCCCTGAAGTCCTGGTCCGCACAGAGACCCAGATGCGCCGCCGCAGCGTTGCAGCGTCCGCGCAGAGCTTCTTGAGATCTGACGCCTTCCGAATCGGCTCGTTGTTGGGCGTGAGCAACGCCCGCCACACCGGGTTCGCGATGTGGAACGCGCCGGCATGCGGCCCCTTCAGCTGCCGCTCACACTCGATCTCCGTGTACGTCCCATCCGGATTCGGGTTGCGGTAGCGAATGGTGTGCATCCGCATGTTCGCCTTGCCGTGCGCTGTGAAGTCGATGATCGGCACCCGCCGAATCACCCGTCCACGTGCGTCGCGCTCCAACTTGAACGCCGTGTTCGGCTGCAGCTTCAGGTACTCCTTCTCCAGCCGAATCCGCTCTGCGCTGCCCGCTGGGAGAGAGGCGATTGCCTGGACCAGGTCTTCGCCGGCCGCCTCCCAACGATCGAACACGAACGTGCCGGAGCGCTGCCGGAAGGTCGTCTCATCGATCTCCACCGGCATGAGCAACTCGATCTCGTCTACCGCCTTCTTCGCAGCCTCCAGCAGCTTGTCGGCGCCCTTCACACCCCTTGCTGCTTCCTCTCCGTAGCGCCGAACCTTCATGACCTTGTGCGTCATGTCAGCCATCTTCCGACCGATCTGCCGCGCGTCGACCGCCCTCTCGTTCTCCGGTCCGTAGATCGCAGCCTTGTCGAAGGCGATGAGTCGAGACGGGTTCCACATTTCACCCTTCTGCGGCTTCCACCCGGGCGGCGGCTCATCAGGCAGCTCGTCCTGCTCCAGGTAGTACATCGCCGACAACGTCGACAACGCGTTGCCGTCGGCGTCATAGACTTCCTTGATCTCGTTCGCTCCGAGCTGGTACCGGCCGGTGCCGTTGGGGTCCCACTTCGACTCGTCCCCGACACTATCGGGGTTCCAACCACTGAAATCCTTGTCGGGACCGGACTTCCCGATCCGCATGTAGATCATGCGTCCGTTGCGGTGCATCTCGTAGAACTTGTCCTTCGGATGCGTGTAGACAGACCCCTTGGGCGCCTTCTTCGAGTCGGGCTCGGTGCGCAAGAGCGCCTGCACCTTGGTCTCGGGCTGCTTCCACCAGGTCAGCTTGGTGCTGTCTTCCGGCGTCTGCATGATGCCCCGACCGTAGTGCTCAGCCAGTTGCGCCTGCTTGAACGCTTCGCCAGCATCGTCCTTCCTTCCAGCGACTTCGAGCGCCTTACGCGCTGCGCGCCACTTGCGACGATCTGAAGCCCTGGGAGCCGGGAACCCTTGGATGGTCTCGGTGGTAAGCGGCAACATCGTCTCGTGCCCGATGAAGTCCCGCATCCACTCGTACATGACCGGCGCAGCGTGAGCGAGCTGCTTCGGGTACAGCAGCGCCGCCGCAAACGACTCCGCAAACCGTTCGTGGGAGTTCTTCGCCCCTCCGGCCCCCTCAATCTCCGCCCCGCCCGTGACACCCGCTTCTCGCTGCGCCTCGTCCTTGTAGAACTTCTCCCACTGCTCGGAGAGCTTCTCCATCCCCTTGGGCGGGTTGTTGTCCAGCCGGTTGAGGAGCGCATGCCCGATTTCGTGCATGATCGCGTCGGTGGCCCACGTGCCGCCACGAAGATGCGGTCCACGTCCGACACCGGCCGACTGAACCTTCTCGGGGTCAATATCGATCGTGCTCGTGCCATCACCATGAATATGGCATCTGCCAGCAGAGTCCTTAGACGTCTTCTTGAACTCGATCGCGGACACTGTCCCATCGAACGCTTCACGCAGCCCAGACGGCAGACGCTGCAGCGCCATCTCCAGCGACCGGAAGACTGACTGCGGAAGACCCATGATGTCGTCGGGCTCGGCTCCGCCGTAGTAGGAGGAAATCTCCTCATGGTACGGCTTGGCGACCTCTTCAGGCGCGATCACACGAAGCTGATGCTTTCCACCCCACAACCCGCCGAGGTACTCCGTGTTCAGCTTCTTGAGCGGCATCCGCGCCTGCCTGAGCGGCGGAAAGTCGACCTCGAACTGCACCTGGGTGCGGTGTTCGGCCATCTCCTCGGCTTCGCGCTTGTTGGCACGAAACTTTGCACGACGTCGATCGTAGTCGGCCTTGTCTTCGGCGTACTTCTTCCGACTGGTCTCGTTGTCGTAGTAGTAGTTGTACCGCATGCGTCCTTGCGCATCACGCCCTCTCGGGACCCGTCGCCAATACTTGTGGTTGGCGCGCTGGTCGCCGATCGCCTTGTAGAGGTCGTCGTTTTCGATGACGAAGATCATGATTCAGCCTCGCCCGACAGCGCACAGGTAGGCGCCGGGGATTGAACGCACCGCAGCTTCGAAATGGCCGATCTCGCCAGGACCGCGAGTGTGCATGAAGTGAGAGATCTCGTCACCGTCCACAGCGGCTGACTGCACACCGATGGGCTGTCGCAGATGGTCAGCCAACGTATGCAAGAAGTCCATCGAGGCCACGGAAGGGTCGCTATCGACCATGCGATAGCCGTCCGGAGTGTCTGCCTGTTCGAGCGTGCAGCCATACCGCGTGTAGGGCTCGTGATCGAACTGACGCCAGATGTGATACTTCATGTTGACCTCTAGTACTCGAACTTGATGGGCTTCGGTGCCGATGCCTGACGGGCCGACGATCCAGCGAACCCTTCGCGCATCATCTCCCCGTACTGTGCATCCGACAATCCGCCCGGATTGCCGGGACCGGTCCCCACACTTCCGGGTGCCACGACCCCAGCAGGGTTCAACGGCGGCAAGTGACGCGCCAGTGACGGAATCGGCTGTGCAGCCTCGGCGGTGCTACCGACCGTCCGGAGCAGCCATCGCATGTGATCGTCGGTGAGCATAGTCTCTGCGCTGCCCCCCTGGATGCCGCTGTC